TTGACGAAGGACACGTAGTGCCCGTCATCCTGTTCGCCCACGTGCACCGCCGTGGAGATGAGATCGTACTGACTGTCCCCGATGACGAGTTTCTTGAGGATCTGGACGTGACTCTTCTTATCGAAGGATATCATGAGCACGCGGGGCAGCTCGGAGAAGACCATGCGCGTCGTCGCCAGGTTATGCCGCTTCCCGTCGTCGTCGACGTAATTCTCTATGACGTTCCAGTCGGTACTCTTTGCCAAAATCTGGCCCATATCCTTAGACCTCGACGACGTCACCAAGTGCACGCTGAAATCCTCTTCACTCGTGGATTTCCCCGTGGGCCAAACCGTCTCCTGCGTCTTCTTACCGTAAAACCACGGTTTGATTTCCGGGACGGACCGTTCCAAAATGTCGACGATGCAGAGCACCGCCTCCTGGACGTCGTGTTGTTCGTCCATGTTCGCGAACCGCGGGAACTTCTCGACGAAAGCCTCGAGTAGTTTGGTCACGCCCACGTGGTCTCGACCCCTTGTCCAGTAGACCTTGATCAGATCCGAGTACGCCCTGGTGAATGTACACTCACCCGCGTACGGTTTGCGGATCATGTAATTGGAGAGCGCCGGAATGTACAGGAGGCACTGGAGCGCCGTGTTGAAGTAGCACGTGTTTCCTTTGTTACGAATGCCCTTCATACGTTCAGCGCACATAAAACACTTAAGGGAAAGGCGCGCTCGTACTATGAATGGACATACAGAAGATCGTTGACACGACCTTTCCTTTATTCGAAGCGCACAAGGACGAAGACGACATCGAGGTCGAGATCCGCCTCGGTCGGCAGAACGGTTCCTTCTTCGACACGAACGTCGGAAAGGATGCGTGGAAAAAGGTCCTCCGGGGTTTGCAGAAATACGACAGGTGGGAAAAGAAGGAATCCAAATCGTACGAGGTGTACTATAACGACGCCGAGAGCGTTCGTATCACCAACGACGAGGATACCGGCGACCAAGATATGATCCAAAAGATCAAGGTGCGCAAAGAAGATTTCGTGAATAGCGAACAACCCCTCGACGTTCGTTTCTGTATCTCGCGGGAGATACCCACCACCGGCGAGTACGAGATGGACCGCAAACGGTCCAAGACCCGACACTCGTTCGTCCGTAAAAATCTGAGCATCGACATGACCATCAGTAGCGGCGATAACGCGGACATGGATTCGGAGGAGGAGGCGTCGTACCAGATCGAACTCGAGATCATCAGGCCCAAGGACGTGGACTCCGACGCGCGGTTTTTTAACCTCCTCCACAAGATTAACGATATTTCCTTTTTGTTGCTTTAGACATTTTTGTTATGCTATTGTAAGTCATGGTGAATAACATTAACCGAGCGAGGATTTGGATCCAACGATTTTATGGCTTAAGCGACAACGAAAGACGTCATTTAATGGCGAATTATAGCATTCCGTTAGACAGACATGGGCTTCATGATCTGCGTTCTGACGAAGCAATCACCCAAAAAGTCTTCCGCCTCATCATGATATCGTTAATAGGGGTAGAGTCCATCGTCGTCGCCGCCGAATTTGCCACCGATTTTGAAAAGTTCAGGACGCGACCCAGTGCGAACTATGACATTTCAGGTCGACCCTTTAGCTCCCTCGATGACGGAACCTATCGAACTGGAGCCCCAGTAACACCGACGAACCCGAACGGTCTTTTGCCTGCGGATCCGAGACTCGCGAAGGTGAAGACCTTCCTCAGGAGATACCTTACCCGGGAACCTACCGATAAGGATATCGATTGGTTCGTGTACACATACTTTGGATCCGACGCGTTCGGTTTGGGTGATATGTTTTACGGTATGCAGGATAGTTATTATAACGCGCGAGGTAGGAAGATACGAAGAAACGTACCATACGACGAACCTATACAACGAAACCAAAGAAGAATCCGTTCTGGTGTAGGGTATAACAGGAGAACCTACCGTTACCACGGTAGATTCAACGATGATCCAGTGAATTCAAACAATCGTCCTCGTCACCGTAACGCCGTCGCGTATACACACAACAAACCCGCTGTCAAGCGTAATCAAAACAGGAATAAGAGCAACAATGCCAAAAAAATTCAGTGGAAGGAAAATGCAGTGAATAACATGCCCGAGGATCATATCGCCGGCCACAACTTTTCGAACGGCCAAAAGGCGGTCAAGTATACGTACGGACGTGTTTCTCAGTACCTGCTCCCACAATCCTTCCGTAACCAGGCGCGCATGGGCATGACGGATGCGTATAACAAACCCGGATCCTTCTCCATGTTTCAAAATCCGTTCACGCGTGCGAACGTGAAACGGGCGAACATCTCGTTCGTGATCCTCAAGAATAAGAACCAGGGCCGCGCCACAAAGCTCAAGACCCAAGCCGCGAAGAAAATTCAAACCGCGCGTCGAAAGCAGGTGAAAAACAGAGTCTCGGCTCGAAGGACACTTCTTGCAAACGCGGCGTCCAAAAGAAAACGGTCGCCCAAGTAGAAATTTTTGTTATGCTATTGTAAGTCATGGCATCCTTAAACAACCGAGCGCGGATTTGGGCGCAACGATTTTCTGGCTTAAGCGACGACCAAAAACGTCATTTAATGGCGAATTATAGCATCCCGGGAGACAAACCTGGGTTTAGAAATCTGCGTTTAGGGTGGGGAAAAGTCTTCCGCCTCGGTCACAAATTGGGAATTCGGGTTGTTCGAGCTCGATTTGCCGCCGATTTTGAAAAGTTCAGGACGCGAACTACACACCCTAACAACCGGCCGGCAGACGCGAACTATGACCTTTCAGGTCGACCCTTTAGCTCCATGGATGACGGAACCTTTTGGACTGGAGCCCCAGTAACACCGACGAACCCGAACGGCCTTTTCCCCGCGGATCCGAGAGTCGCGAAGGTGAAGACCTTCCTCAGGAAATACCTTACCCGGGAACCTACCGATAAAGATGTAGATTGGTTCGTGTACACATACTTTGGATCCGACGCGTATCACTCTGAGTTAGATGATTTGGGTGATATGTTTTACGGTATGCAGGATAGTTATTATAACGCGCGGGGTAGGAGGACACGAAGAAACGCCGGCAACTTTAACTTTAATTTAATCAGCCCACCTATACGGCGAAACCAAAGAAGAATTCGTTCTGGTGTAGGGTATAACAGGAGCACCTACCGTTACCACGGTGGAGACATGACCAACTCCAACTCCAACTCAAACAATCGTCACCGTAACGCCGTCGCGTATACACGCAACAAACCCGCTGTCAAGCGTAATCAAAACAGGAATAAGACCAACACCGCTAAACGCATCCAGTGGAAGGAAAATGCAGTGAATAACATGCCCGAGGATCATATCGCCGGCCACAACTTTTCGAACGGTCAAAAGGCGGTCAAATATACGTACGGACGTGTTTCTCAGTACCTGCTCCCGCAGTCCTTCCGTAACCAGGCACGGATGAGCATGACGGATGCGTATAACAAACCCGGATCCTTCTCCATGTTTCAAAATCCGTTCACCCGTGCGAACGTGAAACGGGCGAACATCTCGTTCGTGATCCTCAAGAATAAGAACCAGGGTCGCGCCACAAAGCTCAAGACCCAAGCCGCGAAGAAAATTCAAACCGCGCGTCGAAAGCAGGTGAAAAAGCGAGTCTCGACCGCGGCGTCCAAAAGAAAACGGTCGCCCAAGTAGATATTATCACGTTTTTTTAATTTGGGTGGCAAAATTGTTGATTTTCAACAATAACACAGAAATTTTTGTTATGCTTCTATAGTTTAAAAGAATTTTGTATTACGATTAAACCCAAAAACCCCCCTAAATATCACTGCGTACCTAAATATCATAGTATATTTACGGATGAGGAATTTCCTCATTATATTTAAGGTTCTGTCGTTTAGGGGAACTTGCACAACACGACGCATATACACGCTCCGCGAGACGCTCCAGGGCGAAGTTCGCCGTTACGCATCCCCTCAGGCTCAAACTCGGTGAGTGCACGCAGGACACCATTTGACACATCATACTCGAGTTTCAGCTTCTATCTCGTCATAGTCGCTCCGCGGCGGCGTCGATCTTGTTGCGCCGGCTGCGCCGGGGCATATCACGTTTTTTGAATTCGCCCAAGTATAAAAATTAAGATACGTGATTCAAGTATCTTAATTTTTATTTATTTGAATTTTTTTATACAAATACTGCGTATGAGTATTTAGTTGGAAAAAGCGAGACCGCCCATTCCCGATTGGATCCTCAGGACGTTATAGTTGGTCGCGAACATGTGGAGGTTGGTCGCAGCGCTGGAGGCAACGGTGGTGATGGCGACCTGCGCGTTATCGATGCGCGAGAAGTTGCACGTGCCCGTGGGCTGGTGTTCTTCAGGCTTGAGCGCGAAACTATAACTATACACGCCGGGGTAGGGGCAGCCGGAGTGATGGTTGTACGGCTGGATCTGGTTAAAGTATTTCCCGCCCTGGGCCTTGAAGCGGTCCTGGCCGTTGAGCACGAGCTTGAACTCGGTCATCGCAGCATCAGACTCCTCGGTCCAGGCAACCGCGGACGCACCACCAGTGGTTACGACAGGGGCGCCGGTAGCCGCAGAGATGGGAAGGTTCTGCGCACCGATAGTGGTCGTGGTGTCCACGGTGCCCGCGGAGATCACGGGGTGAGTGGAACCCTTACCGAAGTGCCAGTGGCTCGCGGCATCCGAACCAGCGAGGCACCAGACGAGCTCCTTGATCGGGTGATTGTACGACAGACGGATCTGCTTGGTACCGCCGGCGGTGCCGTCGACGGTGTCGACACCGGTGTGCTGGGTCTGCTCGATGAGGTACTCGTGACCCTTCTGCGCAAAACGACGACGCTCCTCGGTGTCGAGGTAGATGTAGTTCGCCCACACCTTGAAGACACCCTTGTTGAGGTAGGTCTCCATGTCCGACGCGAGATCGAAATCAATGCGTACTTCGTGATACTGGAGCGCGATGAGCGGCAGGTAAAGCCCCGGGTTGCGGTTGAAGAAGAACATAAGGGGGAGGAAGACGGTCTTGCCATCCTCGGCGGTGGTGAGCTTAGCGTAAGTGTTCTTCTTGGCCTCATCAAGGTGAAGCTCAGTGTAGAGCCTCCACCACTTCTGGTACTGCTTGTCGACGCGCTGACCGCCGATGGAAAGCTCGACCGAAGAAATAGCACGCTCGGCGACCCAGCAAGCAGCCGCGGTGCCCGCAGTGGCGTCGGACTCGAGCTGGACGTACATGTCACCGACGAGGTCACCGTTGCGAGCGATGGTCACGGAGACGCGGCCGGAGTTGGCGGGGTTACCGTTGAGGGTCTGTTCGATGTTCTCCATCGCGAAGTTCGTGTGGCGCTTGTATTTGGCCTGGTAAAAAGTTACCTCCGGGTTTCCCGTTAGGTATACGTCCTGTGCGCCATAGGCGACGAGCTGCATGAGTCCGCCAGCCATTTTTGTGTGAGTGTTTGTACTATAGACTGAGAAAATAAATTTGGGTAATTCCGCATTTCAAAATTTATCCTGACTGAAACGCGGTAAAATTCAGGTCGAATTTTCTCAGCCCATGTAAAATGTCGACACAGCCTGAGGAAATGAAAGACGAAGAAATCGAGGAGGGTGAGATCCTGACTGACGAGGAGGACGACGACCTCATGGACCTCGAGGACGAGGACGAGGTGGACGTCGCCTCCCTGATGACTTCCCTCCTCGCGACCGAAGACGGCGACACCGTGTGTACCGCCTTGGTTGCGATCAGTCAGCAACTTCAGACCCAAAACAGGATCCTGATCAAAATTCTCACAGAGCTTAAAGCTTGAAATTGATTTAGAGAGAAAAATTGTATAATAAATAACTATGGAAGGCACTCACTTCATCGATAAGCAACCCGACCGGTATGAAGCACTACTGGAACTGGAGAAGCGGTCAATCGAGTCGATGAATGAGGAAGATATTTTATCGGTTGTCGAAATTTTCGAAGATGCCTGGGACCTCAGGCGGTGCGATCACCGGGATGCGCGCGAGCTCGGCTACCGCCAGTTCATACACCCGGACTTTTGGGACCGAAACGGACCGATCGCCGAACGTATCGACATTCGCGCCATCAAGGCGATCAAGGAAAAGCAACGGCGCTACCTCATAAATCTCAGGGGAAGGATGGGTGCCCTGGGGATCAAGTCGAAACAGAACGAAGACGGGTTCACGCTCCTGAAACGGGTGAACAACATCGGCAAACAGGTCAAGGACGGATTCGAGAACGTGCGCAGGCACTGGAACGTGTTCGAGCGGACGGTGAATCCCACTGCCGAACCCCTGTTGACGAAGTTTTCAGACCCGCTCGCGATGGACGACGACGAGATCGAGAAGTGCACGCCGTACCAGAAATCGATCATCCACAGCCTCGACGAGGCACACAACCGCGGGTACAGGCGGTACCGTGACCACTGCTACGAGGAGATCAAATCACCTTTCGGGTACGGGACCCGCGCCTGGCGCCCGAAATACGAGATCCTCGCCTTCGTGCACTCCCTCGCCCCGAAAGACGAAGAGTTCGAGAACTGGAGGAACTTTACCAGCAAAGGCGGGTGCTACAGGGACGTCGCGAGCCACATGACCAACTGTGTCGACCCCCAGTTCCCCGCGATCGAAAAGAGGCGACACGCCTGGTCGTTCAAGAACGGTCTTTTCATCGGCAAGGAGGACGGTCCCGGGGTCAAGGGTCACCCCACGTGTAAATTCTACCCTTACGACAGTCAGGATTTCCGTGCTCTGGACCCGACCATCATCGCGTGCAAGTACTTCGATCAGGAGTTCATCGACTACTCCCACGTCGAGGACTGGTACGACATTCCCACCCCCAACTTCGACAAGATCCTTCACTACCAGAAATTCGAGGAGGAGGTGTGCAAGTGGGCGTACGTGATGGGCGGTCGCCTGTGTTTCGACGTGGGTGAGCTCGATAAATGGCAGGTGATTCCGTTCTTCAAGGGGATCGCCCGGTCCGGTAAGTCTACGCTGATCAACAACGTCTTTCAAAAATTCTACGACACGACCGATGTCCGCACACTCGGTAACAACATCGAACGTAAGTTCGGCCTTTCCGCCATCATGGAGGCGCTCCTCGTCATCGCCCCCGAGGTCAAAGGCGATCTCGCGCTCGAGCAGGCGGAGTTTCAGTCGCTCGTCTCCGGTGAGGGTATCGCCGTCAACGTCAAGAACAAGGTGGCCGTGTCGTTGCCGAACTGGAAGGTCCCCGGTGTCCTGGGCGGGAACGAGGTCCCGAACTGGAACGACAAGTCAGGATCCGTCCTTCGGCGTATCCTCCCCTGGAACTTCACCAAGCAAGTCCAGGAGGCGGATCCACACCTGGACAAGAAGCTGGAGAACGAGTTACCCACGATCCTTATCAAGTGCGTCCGCGCGTACCTCGACTACAGCGAGCGATACAGCGGCCGTGACATATGGAACGTCGTCCCGAAATATTTCAAGAAGATCCAGGACCAGGTGGCCATGGTTGCGAACACGCTTCACCATTTCATGAACTCAGTTCGCGTCATCAAGGGCGACGACAAGTTCGTCCCTGAGGAGGTTTTCGTGCAGGCGTACAACTCACACTGCGCCAGATCGATCAAGGGGAAAAGGCCCGATCAGTGGTCCCCGGACTTCTACGTGGGACCGTTCAGCACGTACGGCATCGACGTCAGGAACGAATCCGTCACGTACAACGGTAAAACCTACGCGGCCCAGTCGGTTTTCTACGGCGTGGACGTTGTCGAGGAGGAACTTTCCATCGGCAACAATCACTAACCAAAAAAATCTATGCTAATAGTAAGATGAACCAGGAGGTTCGCGAATTCGTGAAACAATCGGGAGTCAGCGTACACGGCGGTGCGGATGACGCCGCGCGACGCGAACGCATGCGTCGCCGGGAGGAGATCGTTCGAAATCGCCTCTCAGCTCCCTCGTGTCCACCGCTGCCGCCCCCGCGTCCGGTCATCAACGAGTTCCACGCACCGGTGGTCCCCGCCCCGGTGCCCAGATGCATTCCAGCACCCGTTGTAGCACCGGTCCTTAGAAGAAAGCGTGTAATCGTAAAGTTCACTCCTAACCAACTTCTCAACGCCACCGGAATGACGCGCGCCAAATGCGGATGTATGAAGAGGGCCAGGATGGTATACATCGCGAAAAACCTAGGCATCAAGCGAACGTCGAACGCGACTAAGAATCAGATCTACAACATGATCAACAGGAAAACCGCACCCATCAGGAAGCGCGTGAAATATAGGAGCCTCGACGACAGGTCTATTCGCAAGCGACTCAGGCGTCTTTACGGGTCGAAGTGGATCAGAAAGCACAAACCGAACCTGAACGCGGACGTCCAGCGCGTGAAGTGGGGTATGAAATCTCTCAGGGATAAAGACCGGTTCGGCCTTCCGTTCAAGTATGCGGTGGAACTACTGGAACGACGATTGGTGAAGAAGTGGAAAAGAAGTAGATTATAAGTTCTCTATGACTATCTCATCTTTCGAGGTGGCGACCGCGAACAAACACGTCACCGCGCACCCAAATTGAAACGCAGCCCGACCCCACATGTGGAATACACAGAACGGGATGAACATCAAACCCGATCCAGTCCCGTGAATCGTCGGCTGAATTATGCTATACGGCCGATCCTTCAGGTGTAGCGAGATGTTTGTCGCGATGACGAGCACGAGGTTGATTATGTCTAAGACTTTCCGCAGGGCGTATACCAGAAGACACGCCGCTATGAAAAGCCCGATTCCCATCACTTTCACCGCAGGATGGTACCAGACATTGAAGACGCGTTGGATTCGTACGATCTCAGGGGGTTGCGGGGGTGGAGGCGGCGCCGGTACATCTTCGTTGAAGGCGATGGAGACACTCCCGTCCGGTTCCTCCACGGCCAGGTGCCTGGCATTATCCATACTTCCACGGTGACTCACCTCACCTTAGGTTTCCATTTATGGTCTTATTAGGTTCGGCTAATTGTTTCAAGTGGATCCCGTGGTACATGAAATTATAGTTCGGGAACGCCGCCTTGATTTTTTTGGATATGGCGTTCCCCTGGTGCGAATACGGAATTCCAGTCTGCACGGCTTTTTGCTCGAGACCGAGGAGATGGTTCTCCATCACGACGAAATCTTTGAGTCTCTCACCGCTCACGCCGTTCTTGCGCATTTTATCGTAGACGTCTTGGGAATGACCGTCGCTGAGATGAAAGAAGTTGGACACGCTTTTCTCTTTTTCGTGTATAAGATACAGTACTATCACGAAAAATAGGAAATAGACGAGCATACTACTCACCCATATTTTTTAATAGCCTCCTCGTAGGAATCTTTTTTTACGTAAGTCAACCTATCGGCGTTCGGTTGATGGAGCGGTATTTCGAATTCGGC